TTTGTTCTAGATACTCATCATCCTCATCCTCATCCTCATCCTCATCCTCATCATCCTCATCCTCATCCTCATCCTCCTCTTCATCATCGGAAACAATAATTTTATCGGTGGTATCCTGATAAGGAGTGGAATCGTCAAGACTAATATTCGTAAAAACTTCGGGATTACTTTTAGATGGAGGAACAATATACATACTAGGCCGAATTGGCAAGTTCGACATAAACATTGCTTTTTTCATACCGCTCATTTCTTGCACAATATTATTAATAATTTCAAACATTGTATCACACTTTTGTTCTAACAAACTTAGGCGTTGTTTAAAATGATTCACTAACAACAAAATAAGAATGAATGTAATGGCTAAACTTAAGAAGAAAAACGTTTCTATAATATTGAAAACGCCCATTTTACTATAGTTTTATAATAATAAATTTATAATAAAACGCGTTAAGGTTTGACGTTCTGAGACAAGTTAGGGTTCAAACACATTTTTTGTTCGGGGAATACTTGTCCAGAAATGCATTTGTCCTGATCAGTTATTTCTATGCAACCTCTACGACCTTGATATTCACCTACTAAGCACCAACTTTTCTTAGCAGAAGCCGGTGCATTTTGTATTGGGTTTTCCGTTTTATCTGGTGTAGGTTCGGCTATTTTGATAGCGCCTTGATTTATTTTTAAATCTAGCGATGGTGGGTTACCATCTTGCTTGCTAGCATCGATTAATAATTTAGCAACATCATCTACAGCACCACCCGCCAAATCTATACCAACTTTGGCAGTATCAGTAACAACATCGGTTGCTTTATCAATTGCGGTGCCGGCTGTATAGCCGAAAAGTGATAATATTTGTCTAAAAAAAGGTCCAAAGACATTACTTATTGATTCAACAAACCCACCTGCGGCACCTAATAAATTTATTCCTAAAAACGATAAAATAAGTAAAAATATCAAAACACCAATAAGTATGTTTTTATCATATTTAGGTCGTTCACCCATATTATTCATTGGTTCAGCAGAAGCTTCCATCTATATATTCATTAGATAATAGAAAAAAATATATAAATGGTATTTATTAGATAACTATTATGAGTGATTTCAAACTTTATGCTATAGAACTAGAAAATAGAAAGGTATTTTTACAAGTATCTATTCCTATTAGCGAAGAGTTATTGCTTCAGCAATGTCGAGTAATGGTAAAATTTGTTAACGATAATCCACCTATCAAGATAATACATACCATTGATATCGACGATGTTCTTAAAATAAACTATTGGGTGAAGTATTTTATGAGGTATTATGGTATTGATAATGTTCGTGGTGGAAATTATATTGACGAAATATTATCACCAGAATCGATGCAGTTTCTAATAATGGAAATCGGAGCAACGTTTGATAACTATGAAGATGATGTTGAAGTATTTGAAAATGTGTTAACTGAATGTTTTGCAAAGCCGCCAGGCGGTGCAAAACCTAGATCATCCTTAGATAATCCTCGAAGAGGATTATCGGCGGATGATGAATATATTAATGAAAATCCTAGATCATCCTTAGATGTAGTGCGCGCAGACGATCTTCGATCGGATTGCTGCGCAATATCGACGGATGATGACAAGAAAAAGTTAGAGAACCGTTTGTCAGACTACAAAAGTCGACAAATATTGCTAGAATATTCACAAGTTTATGATGGTTTATTAGAAGACTTAGAATGGGTAAAAAATGAAATCACGAACACGCGTTTGATATATGATATTCCTGATAAAATAAAAAATGGACGTGGTTTTAATGTATTATTTAATTATTATTCAGTTAATCGATTATGTGTAAATACGTATGATAAAGATCGATATAAAACAATTTTGAAAAGATTAAAAGAGTTTATTGATAATTATTATTCATTATCAACTAAGGATGAGAAAGATCAAAAGTATTATTGTGATGCATATTTGCGTAATAAATTAAGATCATTTAATGAAGTAAAAGATGATAAAAGTCCATTAGTATTAAATCCTGCTTTTACATTGGATAATTTTTTTCTTCATCCACACGTTATAACTAATTGGGAGTTTCAAGTGCAAATTGTTAATGAATTAATTGATAAATGGTTATCTATGTATTATTCTATTAAAAATTGGCGCGATGAAATAGAGTTTGATCTTTCGTCTTATCCTAAAGATTTTGAAAAACATACACAATATGCATTGCGATTTATGGATATATATAAGGCTATGAACCGGTAAAATAAAATCCTTGAAATGATGGCGATGGTAATAATGGGTAAACAACACAATTATCTTCTATTGTTTTGTTATTAGAAACATTTACAACTACTCCGGTTGATGTAGTTTGAATAGCAGTCGGATAATAAAACAATTCAGAGGTATCAGAAGGCGGAAATTGTATATTCGATGTATTCATTTGTAAATAAAAATCATATACGTAACCAGTTGCAGTTAATAATTCTATATTAGATATATTTATTACTCCAGTATATATTTTTGCTGTATATGAATCATTGGTACTTACTGGGCCAAACTTATTCGATGACTGTAAGTCATCTACTAAGTTAGTTGTTGGGTTATTCAAACCCTGACCTAGTGGAGAACCTTTACTTATTTGTTCGTTAAAAGAAATATCAAATTGAAGTGGAGAAAAATTATTCACCAAATAATTCCCATTAGTGTTAGTAAGTGGTATAGTATTATTTGTAAATAAACTAATTTGCGGTGATGATTTGAATGTTACAGGTTTATTATTATAATTAACACCAAATTCAATGGAATTTAAATTTATTGATGCATTGGGAAAATAAGAGGGGGTAGGCATAGGATTGTCGGATGGATCATAAATAAGATTGGACGAAATATTGGTTCCTGTTACATAAACAGAAAAAGGGAGTTGTAATGTGTAATTATAAGACGCTTGGTCAATTTGGTCAGTGATCAATAATGTCAATATAGTTGCATTTTGTCCATTGGTTAATAAAATATCTGATGCAGGATTAAATAACCATTTTTGAAGTGGAACAACTGTAGAATCGTAACTGTATGCATTAACGTTCTTTGTAAAGTTATATAGAGGAACAGTTTCGTCATTAATCAAATATGTAATGGGTCCAGGAACATCACAAGATGAAGTTGGTGTGGGTATGATACTAGGGCTGCAATTAACCAATTGTGAACCACGTAGAATATAAATATTATAGTACCCATATGTTCCAACGATTTGCAGTGCTTCAGGGTTCAATTGGTTATTTCCGTATTGATCAGTTACATATTGCGAAGTAGCAATTGTTCGTAATGAATCTGGGTACGCAATCGTAAATGTATTAAATATTCCTAAATAATCGATAGTTGTTACGGTTATTGTAGGGAAATTACTAGTTTGTGTACCTGCATTACCTTTTACTAGTTGTGCCCAACGTTGCGCTTTTGATAAATTATTAGTTTTACTTGAGCTAGAATTATTATTATATTTCAATATTTCGGCTTTTCGTCGCATATCAAGTTGTTCTTTTGTGTAATTTCCATTGTAAGGTGATACTATTTCATTTCGTGGTAAAGGTGTATTAAATGTAAGTTGTTTTGCTCGTTGTTGACAAATAGATTTTAAAGCAAAATTAATCGTTGGATTTGCCATATTATTATTATATTAGTTAATAATAATATCGTTATATCTGTCGCTAAAAAGGAGGAGTTCTTAAGCAGGGTCAGCGGGCGAAGCCCGCAACCTGGATCGCCCACAGCGTAGCTGGGGCGATTGAGGGGTTAAAAACGCTTCGCGTTTTTAGACGTAGGTTCCCTGCTCCTTGGTTCTTGTACTTAAATGGATAACCCTGTATACCAAGTGGATGACAAGTAATCAAATCCACCTTTGGTAGTGTTTGTACTCGAACTAGCGCTTAAATTTGGTCCCCAATAAACAATATTAGAAAGCTGTATAACATTTAATGCTTTATCATAATAACGTAAATTAGATAGATTTCCATTAAATCCACCGTGTTGACATACCAAAACATCGTTATAGTTTTGTTTGGGTACATATTGGAGAACAACTCTTTCTCGTAACACACCGTTAATATAGACATCCAACATTGTATTTTCAGCACGAATAGCGACATGAACCCATCTTTTAATAGGAATATTAGAAATATCTACAATAGCATCAGGGCCTCCTACAGTATTCATTACAATATGAAAACCATTGTTACCAGGTTGTATGTAAAGACCAGGTGCATTATTCACACTAGCTATTCCATTGGCTCCCCAAGTGCTATCACCTTTACTAAATACGTGTTGATATTTTGTGGGAGCAGCTGTTGCTGTATTACTATTTTCTAGATCACTTATATAAAGCCAAACTGACCAGGTAAATTCTAGTCCGGTTTTTTGATTATTAGATCGTTTCAAACTAATTGCTGATTTTTGACTCGGATTCTGTGAAATAATTTGTCCATCAGAACCACTAATCATACCTTTAATAAGATAAGGATTGTGGGAAGGATTCATAAAATACTGAATAATGTTTATTCCTAAACCTAAAAGGAATAAAAATAACAGAATAATTAGAATAACAAAGGCAAACTTAGCAATAATAGTATTAGAAGTTAGAAATTGCTGAGACGCACCTACACCTGCCGTTGCTTGTTGTGAGAATTGGGTTAATGAACTATTCACATTGGATTTGGCGTCATTATATGTTTTTCCAAAATCTGCTGTTGCATTTCCTAAAGATTCAGTAGCATTTTTAACAAAATTAGGTAGTTGTGTAGGTTGAGAACTTTGACTACCTGGTTGAAGATTCATAATATAATTATAATTACTATATTATGAGATAAGTCAGGGGAACCCTAGGTTCCCCCTGAGACCCCCTCCTCAATTATGATAACTTAATAGGTAACATAATTATATTATTCTAGTAAAGGGAGGGGTCGCAGGGGAACCTACGGTTCCCTGCTAGAGTAGTGCATAACTTGATGCAACAACATTGTTTTGTAAGATTTGCATATTTACACCATAACCACTCAAATTATTCATTAGTGAATTTTGTCCATTGCCTTTCATATAGTAACGCCAAGCAGTTCCTGGGTCCATTGGCACTGTCCACCGATAAAAATAGGTAGCATAGGCATTGAATGGATTAAAACTACTTATTGATGTTCCAGTACTAGATATAGTTTTACCTGAAACTCCATTAAATAAATTATTAGTAGTATTTGAATTTCCTAACCATACCTGGGGTGTATTTCCTGGTACAGCTGGGAATATAGAACCTGTAGCATCACTTAACCTAACTGATTTTACTAATTTTCCGTCTAAATATACATCTAAGAATTGATTATCTAAACTTACAATAATATAAACCCATTTTTGCAAAGGGAAATTTTGAGTAATAATAGTAGAAATAGTTGAAGTATCCGACATTGCTACGTCAACACAAAGAGAAGGTTGGTTTGGCAATAAATATACATTCAATACACCTGTTTGACTCATAAATACCTTTGGTGTACCCTGATCCCAATTGTTCACGTAGACCCATACCCCGTAAGCATACTGAGTATTTGTAGGACTACCTAATTTTGTAATAACAGGAATTTGGGTAGTTAAATTAGTTAAAGAAGACTGTAATGTAGTAGCTGTGCTAGTAAAATATCTATACAATACGTAAATTAAAATTATAATAACAACTCCTAAAATTATTGCCACTGGACTCATTATATTACTATTATATTACTATTATAAATTAAGGAGGGATCATAAGGGAACCTATGGTTCCCTTACTTAAATGTAGGTGGATTTCTTAAAGATAAAATATTGTAATTATTAGCAATTTCTATAATAGAAGTTGGTTTAGGATAATAAACTACATTACATATTGCTCCGTCTAAACCACCGTCTTTACCAATAGTAACATAATCAGTTGGACTATAATTTGGTGGGTTTTCATAAAATAAATAAGTCTTTTCTAATTTTCCATTTACAAATAAATCAGCTTGACCTGATGTAAAATTCATTACTAAATTATTCCATTTTTGAATTGGCATAGAAAATTCATAATAAGGTTGTTTTATGGATGTATTTGTAAAATATACTCGGTATTTACCTAGACCCTTAGAATCTGTATAATAAGTTACTTTAGGTTTACCATCCCCATAATTAAATATTTGTGTTTCATTTATATTACCAACATACGTATTGGTCTGTGGATTCATAAAAATCCACATTGAAAACCCATAATTTTGATTATAAACCTGTTGACTATCTAAATTGTTCTGTTTTGCTATGAATTTCGGTATTTTGTTCATTTCCGAATTTCCTATGGTTTGACCTACATCTAAAAATGCACTACCTGGTAATAATTCAAAATTCTTGGATGTATTGAATTTCTTAATTAACCACGGTAAATAAATATAGAATAACCCCAATATTATCTCTAAAATTAATAAAATGATTATTGGATTTGCAGTCATCTTCAATTCATTCAATATATATTTGATAAAATCTATGAACAAACAAGGAATATAAAAAATAAAATAGACAAAAAACCCTGTCCAACCTGATAAAGATTTCAAATAATTACCCATTATGTAAAAAAATATTGACAGTCCAGTTAATATTATCAATACGCTAACTATAGCAACAATATAATTCATTAATTCATAGGATGCTGTGTTAGCTTTCGAATAAAAATAGGCGCCTGCTGCAAAGAACGCAATAATTACTCCAGCAATGAATATGGTTGCTCCAGAACCTTGTTTTCTTGAAAAAGGATTCACAATAGTAAGTATTATGATAAGAGGAATAATTATCGACATTGTATATGTAAATGCCTTACTGGTAAGTGCTTTAGGATCCATTGCAGCATAATACATTATGATAATGATTATGAAAATAATTGCATATAATCCACCATACTTATAAACTATCTTAGCATCTTCCGGATCACTTAATATTTCACTGATTTTTTCAATAATGAGATTTAAAAAATAGGAAATATTGCTTAAAAATAAATTTATCCAACTCCATAAATTAATGATTATCCATACAATAAAAGAAAATATACCAACAATCGTGTAAAGTGGTATATCATAAATAAGATGTTTAAAAAATAGTGCAAACCCTTCTACCTCTGTCTCATTTAAAAATAAATAAGTAGTATGTAATACATTCAATAACAATAAACATAAGAAAACAATAAATATTGTCCCTTCTGGTGTTTTTGGAACCAGTATGGTATCGTGTTTGTATTGATTAATGATAACAATACTTATTACTAATAATATCATTTCGGTAAAATCATAGATATATTTTTTACTTAATGAATCGGTTGCTTGTAATATATTAGGTATAACATTGACAATACTCATAAGCTTATCACGTATTTCTCTTAAATATGGAAATAGTCCTATCAAATTTTCTATTAATTCATTTGATATTTTCACTGAACCTGATGCCATCTTTATATTACTTTATATATCCTTATATATCCTTAAAGATTTTCTATGGTGGTTTTCTTTCCGTGACATTCGCGACAAAGTGCGACTAAATTATCAATATGGTTACTTCCCCCATACTCTAGCCTTGTCTTATGATCTACCTCGAACCAAGCGTTTAATTGTTTCTGGCATTCCCCGCATTTCCAATTCTGGTTTGATGCTACGTATTTTTTCTTGGTTTCACTCACTGATCGCTTTGTTGCCTTTTTACCTAACTCAGGAGTTCTCTGACCTGATTGTAAAATTCGGTTTTCTGCTACAGTTTCTTGGTTGTTCGGCATCGGAACCACAGGGTAATTGAATGAATCATTGCCGAAATTTTGTTTTGTGGTAAAATCGAGAATGGGAGAAATCATACTGGAAGTGCCTTTGTCAAGTGGTAAATATTTGATATAGTCGTTTGTTGTGGAGATCATCTGTTGAGCTCTTAAGGGATTCTTTTTGAATAAGATGTAGATCATTAGGGCCCCGAAAGCAATCGCGGCCATTTTATAGTATTTCTTGAATGTGAATAACTTTTTTAATAGTTTTCCGTCAGTATAAACATTGGCTATTAATAGACCTGCTGCTATTAGTATTATTAATTCGATACGCATATACGCTAAATCTAGTTATATTTAGTGTATATTTTTAAGGGAACCCACTAAGCTGGGATAATATTCGAACTCCATAAGAGGTAACAAAATTAAGGGAGGGGTCGCAGGTCTAGCGAAGCTAATCCGTAGGTTCTCTGCTCCTATTTCCAGTAATAATAGATCAAAAATAAAAATACCAATATCAAGGTTGCGTGAATATAATGTCGGCGCATATTGATACGTTCTCCAAACACCACCGGTTTCGGTAAATATTCTGCCCGATATTTTTCAAGCGCAAATGGTAATGATAATTCAATCTTCCCTAATTTCATATTCATTTTATTATGCATAAAATGGACCCACCGGACAAACGAATCACGGTTATCTAAATAGGGCGTTACTGGATATTTATCTAACATCCTGCTAAATTTACCTCCCATTTCAGCATCGGGTATAAAAAGCGGCATATTTTGTATTAAATCATAATATTTGCGTTTGGTAATGTCGTTGGGGTGCATTGGATATGATTCTGCCACCGTATGTAAAAAGAACCAATAATGTGGTCCCCATATTTCAGCATCAAAACGCATAATAGATTGTTAAAAGATGTAGTTATATAAAGACAAACGAATATATTTGTATAGCATCTTCTTTGTAAATATTAATGTCGGAAAATTATTGTAATAATTGTGGTAAGCTAGGCCACTACTATCATCATTGTAAAATGCCCATTACTAGCATTGGTATCATCGTTTTTCGTGTTAATCCTGAAGGAAAAAAAGAATTTCTTATGATACGTCGTAAGGATACATTGGGTTACATCGATTTTATGCGCGGTAAATATTCCATTTATAACAAAGAATATATTATGAATATGTTAAAACAAATGACCCAAGACGAAAAAGATGTTCTCCGAACACAGGATTTTGCAGCGGCTTGGAAACGAGTTTGGGGTAATGAAAGTATTTCTAGTCAATATAAATCTGAGGAAACCATATCTAGAGACAAATATCAACTTTTACAAAATGGTATATTCAATAAGGGTGAGTTTTACACATTACAAACGATGATTGACGAAAGTAATAAATATGATATTTGGACAGAAGCAGAATGGGGATTTCCCAAAGGCCGCCGTAATTATCAAGAAAAGGATTTTGAATGTGCTTTACGAGAATTTACTGAAGAAACTGGGTATAATTATCATTATTTGAAAAATATACAGAATTTGTTACCATTTGAGGAGACATTTACTGGGTCAAATTATAAATCTTATAAACATAAATATTATCTTACGTTTATGGATTACAACAGGTCTCTTGATATAAAAACGTTTGATCCTACTGAAGTTAGTAAAATGGAATGGAAAACCTATGATGACTGTATGAACTCGATGAGAAGTTATAATTTAGAAAAAAAACGTCTCATAACGAATATACATCATACAATTAAGGAACCGTAGGTTCCTTAAAAACCTCCCTTTAATTGTGTTACCTTACGAGATAAAATAATTAAAGGAGGGGGGGTCGGGGGGAACCTTGGTTCCCCCGAAATTTATGCGTATAATGTAAATAAGATTTTTTACATTATATGTCAGATATGCCAAAGGAAACTAAAAAGAAAGATTATTGTAAAAAAGGCACACGAAGAAATCATAAAACAGGTAATTGTGATCCTGTTAATCAGGTCGAAGGCAACATCCTTCAGTCTATTAAAGAAGCCGTATTAAGCCTTCATCCAGCGGATCTTAGTAAACGAGTTGCTGAACCGGTACAGGTTCCTCCTCCTGAGCCAATTAAAAAACCTAAAATGGTGGTAGAATGTACAAAAAACTACCTACCGAATGAGACGGAGAATGCACGTAAAGCAGAACTTATGGGATTAACCGGTGGTAATCTTCGTAAAATCCATTCGGCACTTATCAATGATACCTCGGTTCTCAATTCAACACCAGGAGTTAAAACCAAGGAACAATTGGTTCATTTGATTCTATGTTTAGAGAACGAGCAAAAACGTGTTCCTGCTGCAGCTGCTTCTGTAGTTGAGGATGATGGTCCATCTACTTTTCAAAGAATATTGTCCACGTTTAAACCCACCGAAATTGTCGAACGTGTCGAAGAACCTGAAAAAGAAGCTGTCGTAGCACCTAAACCAAAACTCATTATTAGAGAACCTTTATCCGAGCCCTCTCTAGATGAAGAAACCAAAATAGATATAGAAACGCTTATTATAGAGGAACAAAATGTGGTGGAGGATGTTCCGGTTCTCGATGAACCTTTAAAAATTTCTGAACAAGAAGAAAAATTACAAAATAAATTGGGAGTTGCCCCAACCAAGATTGAATCTAAAGAATATAATTCATTTTTATTTAACAAAGAAAAACTAGAGAATGAGAACCTGCGCAATCTACAGGATGGT